CCTCGCTGTGCAGGCGTGGTGCCTGCCCATATTCCGTGAGGGATTTGTTCTTTGAGCGCGTAGTCCAAGCACTCCTTTCTTTCAGGACAACCGGCGCAAATACTGCGCACGATTGGAAGGCACTTTGCCTCTTGTTCTTTTGATTCAGGAAAAAATAAGTTTGGATTGATGATGCCTTTGCAACTTGCTTCGGGCAAGAGTGGGAGCGCAGGATAAAAGTGTTGGAGAACATTCATTGCCTCTCACCTAGCCAGGATTCAAGGTCTTGAATAACGAAAGCCCTCTCGATAGAGGCGTTCCTTCTTTTGACAACAACGAATGATGGTGGAGCTTCTTCTAAGCCCCGTGCCTTTGAATAATTCTTTGCTTCCTTAACTGCCTCATCCCAAAAGGTCGGAAGGCTTATTGCCTTGCGATTTTTAAGTTCAAGCACATAAGTTTTGCCTGCAATGAAGGCAACGATGTCGCCCTCATCTTTTGACCCCGACAATCGCAAACGCTCGGCGGTGACACCGCGAGAACGCAACCACTTGAGAACTCCGATTTCAAACGCAGAGCCTTTGCGACCATTGGGATTTGCCATTACTTCACCAACTCCAACTTCGTAGGTTTGCCGGCAACGGCGCGGGCGAACTTCACTGCCAAAATCAATTGTTCAGCCAAGGCCAGCGCCTCATCTTCTGTAATTGAGGCGAGCTTGACTGCGATGTCAGGCAGTTGCGCCCTGACCTTGTCGAGAAGTCTTGCAGCCTGCTCTGACTTCAAAGAGTCAAGGCCTGAATGCTCGGCAAGGCGAGAAAGCGCCAACAAAGGCACCTGCGCCACGACATCTTCCAAAAGGTCAAGGTTGGCATCCTGCTCTTCTAGGTAGAGGACTACTGATCCGTCTGTGGCATTGTGGACAGAAAATAGGTTCACTTGCCCACCGCCCTTGCAAGAGCCTTCTGACGGCTCTCCCAAGCCTGCGCCTGCCTAATCCCCTCTTCTAGTGGGTCATCTTGTAGGCTCAGAATGGCCCAAAAAAGGCATAGAATGCCGATTATAGCCCCGAATATAAGAAACTCCATAAAACACCCCTTCTGTTGACTTGCGCTAAGTATGAGGGGAAGGGCTGACACCCTACGCCCGACACGCCGAAGCCGTCTATTGCTTGTGTATGGACAAAAGTAGGCACTTAGGTTATTGTTCTCTCATCGGGGCGAAAGGTAGTAGCTCCGAGAAACGGAAGAAGAAAATGGTCAGCACAACACGAATCACAAACAATCTTAAAATTTCAGAGTTTCCTGAAATGGCAGATGCTCTACTTGATGCTTACAACAACAACAGTCAAAATCGTTGGGCAATTCTCGAGCTACTTGCAAAGCAAACAGAAGCAAAGCAAAATAAATTTTGGAAGTTTTACGATGCGTTTGTATCTGCAAAGGTAGGTGCATAATGAAATGGCATAAATCAGAAGCAGGCGTTGTATCTGCAACCTGCGAATACTGCGGTAGAACTTATGAGATGACTAGCTCTTGGGATGTAGCCAATCTTGATTGGCACGAATGCCAAAAGGTCGGTGCATAATGACAAGCAACATTGAAAAAGTGACTTGCTTAGTTTGTGATTGGTCAAGTGACAAGCAAACAGACATTGAGAATGCAAACCAATATGGCGAATGTCTTAGTGATTGCGATGGTATTCCAACATTGCTTCGATGGGATTATGCCAATGGAGATATAAGAATCAGCAACACATCAACAGGCGATTATGTGGATTTGGAACTTGCAAAGGTCGGTGCATAATGAAGAAAATTAGAAGCGTTCGTGTATCTGACCAACTATGGCGCAAGGCGCAGGCGAGGGCGCGGGCAGAGGGCAAATCATTGTCCGAAGCCATCAATGACTTCTTAAAGGAGTATGTCAAATGACAACTGCCGAAATCGCCACTGCCTTTGCAAAGCGCGGTTGGTATGTTCTGCCTTGCTATCCGCAACAAAAGATTCCATTCTTTCCGATAGCAAAGCAAGGCTATAAGTCTGCTTCAAATAAGCCTGCCACAGTTGCAAAGTGGTTTGAGAAGTCGCCCTTGCTCAACATTGGCATTGCTTGTGCGCCATCAAATCTTGTGGTCTTTGATGTGGATTACCGCAACGGCGGAAGCACCGAAGGCTTAGACCTTGACACCTTCACAGTTGAAACAGGTGATGGCTTGCATCTCTACTATCAGGCACCAATTGGCGCTTCTTTCAAGGGCAAACTGCGCGATGGCGTTGACATCAAGTTCAATGGATATGTTGTCACCGCAGGTTCACTTCACGAAAACGGCAAGTTCTATGAGGTTGTCAAAGACATAGAGCCTGCCCCTGTTATGGGATGGTGCTAAATGAATGGATGGGATTTGCTTATTGTTTTCTTTACTGCCTTCTATGCCTTTGCCATCGGCCGAAGCGTTATCTTTTGGCCACTTATGTCAGCCTTTTACGGCTTTTGGATTCCGCTTCTGATGGTGTTATTTATGCCAAAGCGCCAACCAAGTGCGGTCATCTTTCCGCAATGGTTTATGGATTGGGCAGGCCCTAAATACATCAACCGAACCATCAAGAAGATGGAGCGCGAGTTCTAAATACCTTTTAAGGCTTGCTCAATGCCTTCTTCAAGTGAGATTTTTGGCTCATAGAAGGAAAGCATTTTGTGAGTGTCACCAACCCGATATGCCACCCCAACAGGTGCAGTCGGGTTGGTTTTTATTTCTGCCAAATAACCTGCCTGCATCATCACAAGTTCTGCCAAGTCAATGAAAGATGTCGCTCTGCCTGAGCAAAGATTAGAAACTTCAACCTTGTTTGTGATGGCTTCAAAGGTAGCTCTTACGATGTCCTCAATGTGGATGAAGTCGCGCACCTGCGTTCCTTTGCCCCAAACATTAAATGGCGCTTCCTTCTCTCTGCCTCGCTTGATAAATGATGGGAAAGGATAGTCAAGGCTTTGATCCGTGCCATAGCCTGAAAATGGCCTGAGGACAGTAATGCCCAAGCCTTCAGCGCGAGCATAAGAGGCAAGTTTCTCGCCCGATAACTTTGCCCATCCATAGGTCATATCGGGTGTCCTAATGTGGTCAAGGTTTATATCCCACTCTTTCAACTTCTGCTTGTATTCAGCTCTTTGCAAGAAAATTGGATAGGCAGCAGAGGATGAGAAATAAACTAAATGTCCAGGGCGAGTGCGAAGCGCCCATTGGAAGAGGTCGGCATCAATGGCAAGGTCGGCGGCAACTGCCAAAGGATTTCCTTCAATGGTGGCACGGCCACCGACAATCGCCGCGAGATGGATGACCACATCAAACTTAGTGTCATCTTTAGCAAAGAAGTCACGCACATCGCGCCCGTTCTTGATGTCAATGCCGGTGATTTGATTGTTCTTTGAATCAAGATGCCTCTTGAAGTTAGTGCCGACAAAGCCTTCATCGCCTGTTATCAGGATTTTCATTTCCCCCACCTGTCGCTCTCGTATTTGTATTTATCAGTGTTGGCTTCTGCCAATTGAGCATCGCGGTCAATCCTGAAATAAAACCTGTCATTTTCATCAAGAGCTGCGCCAATGTGTGAAAGGTGCGTTGGCGCATCAAAGGCAATTGTTGTTCTTATCGAATTGCCCTCAATTGTTGTTTCAAAGAAGGGATCGTGAATAAGGCAAGAATCTTTAACTCTTGGATAGATGATAGTTCCGAGAAAATCTTGGTCTGTGGTGTAGTAATTGGCAACATTGGTCTTAGCAATAAGTTCTGCCATATCGCGCAACTTGCCTGTCTTGCCTGCAAACATACCTGCGCTGATTAGATAATTGTGGCCTATCGAATGGTCTTTGATGATGTGATAATCAAGACCTGATTGCTCCCATTCTTCGTGCGCTATTCGGTCGCGGAAGGAAAGGCGGGCATCGGTATCACGGCAGATGACCACATCAAATTGCGGGTCAGAGAAGGCAAGATAACGCCAAAGTTTTGCCGTGTGATTTTCTTGCTCACTCATCCTGACAATCTTTACACCTTTGACAAGTTTTAAGGTGCTGATGATTGACTCATCAACGCTTTGTCCACAATAGAAAACTAAACGGAAGCCATCCTCGAATGGAAAATAACGCGAGCCAAGAATTGCGTTCTTGATAGCTCCGATGGTGTAGCGCGGATCATTACCATAGAGCGAGAATGAAACTGCTCTCATTTTAATAAATCTCGCAAGAGGACTGCATAGTCTTCGCTCTTGATGTAGGAGTCATAGGCCAAGGCATCAAGTGAATAAACCTCACGGGCATTGACAGAGCGATAGCCTTCATCCCACTCAGCTTTGCCTGCTAATGGATGGCAATGCTCGATGATTACTTCAGGCAGATAGACAAGGTTGCCAAGGTCTTGCCCTATCTTCTTCCAAAAGTTGTCAAGATATAAGTGGCGAAGTTTTGGTGGCACCATTCCGCCAAGGGCGCTGACAATGGCTTTTGACATCATCACGGCAGTTGGCAAGTTCTCACCTTGCAAAAGGTCATTGCCATAGGAAATGCCAGGGGCGCTGCCTATCGCTTTCATCAAGGCAATATCCCAATCAGGTGTTCTGAATCTATGGTCATCGCCAATGAAGGTGAAGAAGTCATATTCACTTGCATACTTCTTGGCAGCGACATTGACAGGGTAAGCCATCCCCCGTGTGGTATTTTCAATTTCTAAGATGTATTCAACGCCAACTGCGCTTCGATAGTTGACAATCTCTTCATCATCTTTGTCCACAACGAACATCAAGTCAGAGCGACAAGAGAACTGCTTATGTGCTTGCAAGACTTCAACTGCATTCTTTGGCCTGCCTCTAGTTGGCACAAGCACTAGATTATTTTTCACTATCATTGATTTCCCCATAAATAGCGGTGTAAGCCGCCAAGTCGATGATGCTATCTAAGTGGTCAGGTGTTTCTATGAGCCGAGCAATTTTCACAAGGCATAAACACAAAGCGACCTGCGAAGGGCTTATCTCTTTTTCAAGATAAACACTCCACAGGTCGGCGATGCGCTTGTGATTGATGTAAGGGTCGCCATAAATATCTTGACGATCCGTTGCGGTGAGGCGTTTGGCCTCATCCAAAATCTTCCCCGATTTCATTTCTTTACTTACTTCCGCGACCAAACTCTGTCGCCTTTGGGTCAATGGCTTTCAATACAGGGCCAATGACTGCTGCAATGAATGCAGCGAGATAATCTTTTAGAGGGCGCGATGGGTCGGCGAGATAGAGAGCTGCGACTGCGGCTGCTCCTGCTCTTGCGTAGGTTGAAGCGATTGCGACTGCTTTGTCTTTGTCGAGCATTTGCACTCCTTGAACTTAGGTCTGCCGAAGCCCACAATGAACACTGGCAGAGAGGGTTGAAGTTTTCCCCGATTCTTTACTTTGTAAGCGCGAACCTTACGGCATACCTGACCACCATTGCGCTGATCGCCTTTAGTGTCGGAAGCCGTGTTGCCTTCAATGCAGACAACGATGCCATTGTCCTTGACTCGCTCAACAATGCCAATGTGCGAGATTCGGTCGAGTGAGTCATTTGGAAAATCAAAGAAAACTAAATCACCAGGCGCAGGCTCGGCCTCGGCAATACCTTGCCAACGCTTCGCCTCGGCGAATGCCTTTGCCCCTGCCGGTGTGTAGGTGCAGTCAGGGATTTTGACACCTGCCTGCTTTGCCACCCAATTGACGAATGCTCCGCACCAAGGTTGATTTGCCTTCTGATATTTCGTTTCATTATCGGCAGGGCCTTCAATGTAGCCAACTTCGCCTGCTGCCACTTCTAGGAACTTATCTAAATCAGAACACATCAGGTTCCCCTTTTGGTTGCTTTTTATCCTTCAAGCCATTAGCGCTGACTATACCTGCCAAGGTGCCTGTCAAGAAAACTGTCAAAGTTGAAACAAGGTCAATGAAAGCTGCATCGTTGGGAGCCTGCTTCATTGGTTGAGTCACAAATACCAAGGCCCACAATAAGGCAAAGACAGACATTGCAAAAACGATAGCCAGGATGATTCCAATAGTCACAATGAGTCTTGCGTGTAGCTCTTCGGCAGTAAGTCTAGTCTTTTTCATCAAACACCTCGGGGAGTAAGTCAGCAGAGCAAGTTCCTGTCACTTCACATTGCGGCGGATTACACTCAGGCTTCTCCCAATTTTCAAACTCTTGGCAGGGATAGCGAACCCATCCATCATAACTGCAACCCGTGAGGCTAAGGCCTATCAATAAGCAGACGATAAATTTCATCAACGCGACTTTCTAATCTATTGACCTGATCCTTTACAGAAGTTCCCCCATTTGGCTTGAGTTCAGCAAGATAGTGCTTGACTAGCCACTTTACTCCAAGGGCAGTTGAGCCAAGGATGCTAATAAGGGCGACAATAAAGCCTGCCCAATCTGTTGGATTCATTTTATGGCTCCAAGTATAGAACGGAAACTGTGGTGGTTTGAGCTCCCGCAGTAGCAGCATAAATGACACTAGCGATGGGAACTACAAAATCTAAATTTGTGTCTTTTGGAAATTGAAGACCTGTGCTACTTGTGACTTCTACTCCACCAAGGTAGCAGGGATGGTCATTGCTATTGTGAAGAAGCACTCGGCGGTTTTGGCCATAGGATTCAATAATAATCTGAGCAGTTGAATTGACGAGCAGTTGTTTTGAGGAAGCCATTTCTCTCCTTATTGTTCTTAATCAAAGAAATGATTTGTAGCATAATCCCCTGAATGGTCTGAAAATCCTGCTGCCTGTGTGATTAAATAAGGTGAAAAAACATAGCATTTGGCGTGAGGTTTAACTTTACGATTTAATTGCTCATCAGCAAAGTCTAAACCATCAATTTTTTCCAAAATTAGATCATAAATAGTTTTACGAAATAAACTTGCGTGACCGCCCCAACTATTTTGACTTTCTACCACGCCAGGAGCTATTTGTTTTTTATCACCAAAAATTTCACCAAAAGAAACATAATCCCAATCAAAAGGAATATAAGGCCACAGTTTTTCAAATTTTTCTGCAAAGTCATCCACAAAAACACAATCATCATCAAGCACTAAAACACAGGGCAGATTCGCGTGTTTTGCATACCTGATGGCTTGGAGTCCGTTAAATGCGTTCCACCAAGTCGCGCTTGCGTTTGTGCCTTGATGGTCGATGACATCGAATCTAATCCAATTTATACCTAAACCAGCAAGTTGTTCGCTTATAGCCTCAAGGCGATCATTTCTGCGTTTTAAGTTTTTGACAATGACTGTTTCAACAATGTCGTTTAGGTGCATTTTGATTATCTATGAAGATTGTTCTATCCAATTTGAGTTTTCCTCATCCCAATACCAAAAGCCTTCTGTTGGTTTAGGAGTTGGCGGCTGCCAATCAAACTGACTATCTAGCGACCAAGATGGATAAGGCTGAGGCGCGATAAACACATCATTGTCTTCATCATAGGTATAACCAATGCCTGCGTATTGCTTGCGTATGTTGTTATTGTATGAAGTGCGTTTGCAAGTTTGACTTCTGAAATTGCCATACCAAGTTTCAGGGTCTGAACCTTCAATAAGTTCAGTTTCATCAATGCCTGTAATAACTTCGATCACTACATTGTTTTCATCTAAAAATGCGTAATGTGCCATTATGCCCAACTCACATTTCCTGTGCCTGCCGTGATTGTGGTTGTGCTGAATCCGCCTGCCGTTGCAGTTGAGCCTGTAAGTCCTGCTCCAATAGTAATTGTTCTACTGTCTGGATATTTCAAAACGACTATACCTGAACCACCAGCACCACCACCGCGAGGGTTATCGCCACCAGCAGTTCCACCGCCACCGCCGCCTGTGTTGACTGTTCCAGCAGCGCCAGCGACATTCGTTGAACCGCCAGCAGCACCGCCACCAGTTCCACCACTACCGCCCCCAATATATCCAACGCGACCAGTTCCGCCACCGCCGCCGCCTCTAGCAACAGAATCTATTGAGCAAGTAATTCCATCTCCACCTTCTCGAGCCCCGTCAGTATTTCCTGCCTCGCCAGCACCACCGCCTGCCCCTGAATAAGTGTCGCCACTAAAACTAGCTCCAAAACCTGATGCACCAGCAAATCCTTGATTGGCAGTTCCGCCACCGCCTGCTCTTGAAACACTGCCATCATCGGCACCGCCACCACCGCCTGATCCACCTGAACTTCCAGCTTTTCTTGAACCAGCTCCGCCGCCACCGCCTGTTGATGTGACAGTATTAAAAACACTATTGCTACCACTCGCGCCAGTATTTCCATCTCCACCTTGAGCGCCGCCTGCACCACCCGCACCAACAGTGACAGTGTAATTGGT